GCTTGATCTGGACTCCCCATGGGGGCGTGAAGCGGCCAGGCAAATGGGCACCAGGATGGACCCCGGGTTCCTCGCGGGCATCTCCATCATTGACGACAGCGGCAACCAGGGTGATGTCGAAGTCGTCATGCCTGAGGGGTGCGAGGAGCTACCCGAAGACGCCGAAGGCTCGGAAATTGCCCGGTGCATGACCGCTGAAAAGGTCATCTACCATTCCGGTCGTATCCGTTCCGCAGACCTGGTGAGTATCCCCGCCTTCGTCGAAGCTCGTGTGTACTTGGATGACGAGACTGTTGTCCCTGAGGCATCCGAAGGCGATCTTGATGCGGAAGAACTCGTGACCGCTTCGGCGTACACGATCACGATTCCCGATCTTCCCCCGGTTGACTGGTTCGATGAGCCGAAAGAGGTTCCCGAGATCGGCGCCATCACGGTGACCGATGAAGGACGATTCTTCGGCTACCTCGCCCCTAAGCAGGTAGCCCACCGTGGTTACCGGGACAAGCGGGTCACGGTCCCCACGGGCAACGTCGACTACGGCATTTGGATGAACCGCGCGACGATGGTTGACGACGGTCGTGGCGGATACACGAAGATTGCCACTGGTCCCATCACGATGGACTGCGGGCACGCCCCCGTGGGTCCGAAAGGTTCAGCTCGACGGGAGCACTACGACAATGCGTGTTCCGTGGTTGCCACGGCACGCGTCGGGGAAAACGCGCGAGGCGTCTGGATTTCCGGGGCGTTGATCCCCGGTGTCGACGCCAGCCAGGTCGCGCGCATGATGGCATGCCAGCTGTCCGGCGACTGGGGCCCTCACCGAGAGAAGCCCGGCAAGCGCGAGCTTGCCGCTGCGCTGCTGGTTCCGGTGCCGGGTTTCCCGACGCGTAGCAGGTCGTTCACGATCAAAGGCGGCGAGCTCGCGCGGACGGTGACACCGATCCGTTTCGGCACGCACGCAGGCGTGGCGGAACCTGTGGGCTTGAAGGCAGCCGTCAACAAAATGGCTGCTCAGGTGGGACGTGATCCCGAGTCGAGAATGCGTGAGTTCGCCTTGAGCCTGCGCAAAACGCTGAGAGGTGATGAGTGATGGGCTGTAACTGCGGCAAGAAAAAGGGCGGCGTGTCGGTGTTCTCTACCGAGGAGCAGGCACGTATCGCCAAGTCGCGAAACGTGACGGTGAAGACTTCGGCCGGTTCTTCGAACGGGTCGAAGCTCAAGAACACCACGCCGGAAGGCTAATAGCACACGATTCGCAGGCAATTTCTGATTTTCGCCTATGAATCGTGTGTAGAATCCGGGTATTCACTTCAATACACAGAGGGAACGCGATGTCAAAGGACAAAGAGGCGGGGCAGACCCTGCCGGACGGGGGCGACGAGCTTACCGCCGCATTGGCGGGTAAGTCCGAAGCCGAACTGTCCACGATGCGTGATGAACTGGTCGCGGCGTTTGACGCCATCTACCAGGACGGCAAGGCGGACATCGACGCTGACGGCTTCGCGAAGCTGGAAGTGATCAAGACGCAGATCCTTGCCGTGAACACCACGGCCGAAGAGGTCGCGACTACGCGCAAGGCGAACGCCGAACGTGCCGCCGCACTCCGGGCTGCGATCAACCCCGTGAAGGTCGAAGCCACCGAAGACGATGAAGGCGGCGACGAAGCCGGGGGCGACGCTCCCGAGGTTTCGTTCACCGAAGAGCGTGAGCTGGTCTCTGCGGGCATCGATGAGAAGGTGCTCACCGCTTCCATCACCACGGCCATCGGCGAGACCATGAAGGCGTTCGCGGGCGACTACCTCAAGCCCGCAACGGACCTGAACCAGCGTGTTCGGCTCGGTACCATTCAGCAGTACGCGCCTGACGCCAAGGTGCACGAGGCGCGCTCCGAAGCGGTGATCGTGGCGTCTGCCGACATCCCCGGTTTCGCCCAGGGTGGCCGACTGGAGAACGTGACACAGCTCGGTGAAGCGATGCACCGCCGTGCGAAGATGCTCCCGATCGGCCGCACTGGCAATCCCGAAGCGGTCCCGGTCGCGAGCCTTGAGCGTGAGTTCACGTTCACTCTCTCGAAGAACTCCACTCCTGAGGACATGAACGAAGTCCTCAAGGCCGCTGCGGATGAGGATGTCCTCGTGGCCGCTGGTGGCTGGTGCGCGCCTTCGGAGATCTCCTACGACTTCTTCAACGTCGTCTGCGAAGACGGCATGATCGACCTGCCTACGGTTGGCCTCAACCGGGGCGGCGTCCAGTACCCGACTTCGCCGAGCTTCGGCGACCTCGCTTCCGATCCGGGCATCGTCTGGACCTGGACCGAGGCCGACGACATCGAAGCGGTTGACAGCTCGTCTGTCTTCAAACCGTGTGTGCGCGTCGAGTGCCCGACGTTCATCGACCGTCGCGCCGACTGTGACGGTTTCTGCGTCACTGCCGGTAACCTGGTCGACTACGCGTACCCGGAACTCATCGCGAACTGGCTGCGGCTGGTTATGGCGATCCGTGCGAAGGCGACCAACGCCCGCATCATCGACCTGATGTTGAACGGCGGCGGGTCCGGCGACGCGATCTCCGCCAGCATCGCGGTCGATCACACCGGTCTGCTCGGTGCGACCACTTCGGCGCTGCTCAGCTCCATCGAACTGTCGGCTGTCGACTACCGCGAGAAGTACTCCATGTGCTTCGACGCGATTCTCGAAGTCGTCATGCCCCGTTGGGCTCAGGCGGTCATTCGTGCGGACCTCGCGAACCGTGACGGCATCGACGTCTTCGGTGTCACGGACGGCATGATTGCCGACTGGTTTAACATCCGAGGCGTTCGCGTGCAGTTCGTGGGCGACTGGCAGGTTCGTTCGGGTACCGATCCGGGTGGCGCTACCCCGGCCACCGACTGGCCGCTCACGATGGACTACATGATCTATGCTCCGGGCACGTTCATCCGTGGCAACTCCATGTCGCTTGACCTGGGCGTTGTTCGTGACTCCGTGCTGAACAGCACCAACGACCACACCGCCGCTTGGGCTGAGGACTGCTACGCGCTGCTCAAGCCCGGTCACGAGTCGCGTGTCGTTACCGTCGACATCTGCGGTTCCGGCGAGATCGGCGCTCGCTCCATCGTGTGTGCCGGTTCCTAGTCAACCCCGAGAAAACGAGAGGAGGTGAGCGGCGATGAGTCGCGGAAGATTTCAGATCGACAGCACGTCATTGCCGTTCACTCCCTCTGCGTACGGGTTGCTGTCACCGGCAACGACCTCACTGGAACTGGCTAACGCCAAATGGCGCATGGGCCTCCAGTGGCAGTCGTTCTGCCCAGCGGTAGCTGGTACGTACGGGGAGTGCGCGGTACCTGATGAGGTTCCCGAACCCAATCCCAAGGGTGAAACTTGGGAGTACATCACTCGTGGCGCAACTCCGGTCACGATCTACAGCCGCGCCGACTGTGCCCCTGTGGGCCAATGGGATGAACTCCCGGAACGCAACCGGCAGGCTTTGATCCGATCCGAGGAGCGCGAACTCGAACGCATCTTCTGGACTGGCGGAGCGGAAGCGGGTGCCGGACAGACGAATGTCTGGCCGCACCTCGCAGCTAACGCGGAACTGGTCGACGGAGACGACACGTTGCAGATTCCTGCGACACCCGTTTCTGACATCGCGCAGGAGATCGCTGTCGGGCTAGGAATGCTGGAAGCGGCCATGCGCCGCTGCTACTCCGGCGTCGCTACCATCCACATGCCGATTCGGCTGGCAGCGCTTGCTGTCGATGCGCATCTCATCGAACCGCGCAACGGTGTCATGTACACGACCACCGTTGGTTCCAAGGTGATCATCGGTGAGTATCCGGGAACTGGACCGGACGGCACACTTCCGCCCGATGGGCAGACGTGGATGTATGCCACGGGCGAAGTGTTCTACCAGCGCGAACCTGCCCCGCACACGTTCCGTGCTGTCGAGTCTTTCGATCGCGACGTGAATACGCTCAGCATGATTGCTGAGCGAACCTATGTGTTCGGCTGGGATTGCTGCCTGTTCGCAGTCCTGATTCTGAATGGCGAAGACACCACACCGTAAGGAGGTATTGGTCTTGTCAGTATGTGCGAATCCCATTCGCGGCGAAATCGTCCGATTCACGCTGCTTGACCAGTGCGGGGTACCCGTTACGGGTGATGGCTCCGCTCAGGTCACGACTGACGCGTGGACGGAAATCACCGTCACGCCCAACTACGAAGACGGTACCCGTCTTCTCCAGCTCAAGGCGAACGGTGAACCGTGCGTGAACGAGCAGGGACCCTCTTTCCTGAACTGGATTGATGAAGTCACGAACCTGTGCACGCTCGACGTCGACCTCATCGCGCTGGTCTTCGGCGAAGATCCGATCGTGTCGAACGCGCAGGCGGACTTTGTCGGTGTTCAGTTCGGTACCGGTCTGCTGAACGCCCGGTTCTCCAAAGAGATCTGGCAGCCGGTAGCAGGTGAAGACGCCTGCGACGCCGAAGGTAACCAGCGATGGATCTACTGGGCGTTCCCGCACGAGTACAACGCTCGTGTGCAGGAGTTGACGTTCACCAACGATGTGTTCACCTTCGGTTTCGCGAGCATGAGCAAGCCCGCGTCGCCGCTGTGGGACATCGGCGATCCGTGGCTTTCTGATTCACCTGTCAGCACGTGGGAACCGGGAAAGCACTTCGCTTTCGCTATCACCACGGTGCAGCCTCCCGAGCCCGCTTGCGGCGCTGTGGAGATCTTTAGCTGATAGGATCGGTGGGCAGATGTAGCCCATCGTGCCGGGGGAGTGCTTACCTAGTCACCGGGTTGCACTCCCCCATTCCCGTGTTGAAAGGATGACGATGCAAGACCAGATGATTCCGAAGAACTTCCATTTCATATGGTTCGGTAAACCGATGCCTGACCATCTCCGGCAGAACGTCATCGCATGGGCCGCGATGCACCCCGACTGGAGGATGAACCTGTGGACGGAAGGCAACCTGCCGCATCTTCGGAACCAAGATCTGTTTGACAATGCGCATGATCTGGTTCCCGGTGACGCTGTGTATCAGTTCCGAGCCGACCTCGCGAGGTATGAACTGCTCTACGACATGGGCGGATTCTATGCTGACGTTGACACGCGTCCACTCAAGCGCATCGACCCCGAGTTGGAAGGGCACGACGCGTTCGCGGCCATGGAAGACCGTAACTGGGTGGGCAACACCTACATGGGCTCGGTTCCTGGTCATCTGATAATGCGTGAGATCGTCGGAGCGATCCCCGGAAACGTCAAGCGTCACCTAGGGCACCGTCCGAATGTGCTCACTGGTCCCAAATTTCTGACGCCCATCTGGAAGCGTCGCGGGGGGTATACTGCACGTAGTGAACGGTTCTTCCCTTACCTCTATTCGGAGGTGCGTAATGGGAAGGTGCCTACGCAGTTCGGGCCGGAAGTGGTGGCTGTACACGAATGGTTTCACACAGAAAGCGTTATGCAACGACGAAAGGGCCGACGTGCTCACACTCGATGAACTAGCCGAACTTGACGGACTGATCGGTCGTGATGTCGGTGAGTTGCTGTACGATTATGCGACTGCGGTTCCCCACGATCAAGCGATTGTCGAACTCGGATCGTACCGAGGCAAATCGACCTGCTATCTCGCCACGGGCTCCAAAGAGAGCAACCACGCGCGTGTGTACGCTATCGACGCGTGGAGCGAAGAGGTTTCGGCTTGGCGCAAGGCTGTGCTGAGCGAGCTGCCAAGCCCGCTCTTCGACGACTTCCTGTCGCAGATCTCGAAATCTGATGTCGAAGAGATCGTCACCCCGATTCGATCCCTTACCGCACTCGCGGCTGAGGGGTACACAGGTGAGCCCGTGGCACTGCTCTACATCGACGGGGACCATCACCAAGAGGCGGCACTCGCGGACTTCCGCGCGTGGCGCAGGCACCTTACAGACGATGCGGTCATCATCTTCGATGACTACGGCGTCACCAAGAACATCGGCGTCACTGAGGCGGTGACCATCCTCCGAAAGTCCGGTGAGTTCGCAGACCCTGTTCCGATGGCTAACGGCAGGTTGGCTGTCGGCAAGCCTGGTGCGGTCATCGGCGCGCGGGTTCCGGGGGTCGAGAAATGAGCGCCCCTGCGTACACCCCAGCTGGATACTGGGATCGGCGCTACCGCGACGGGCGCAGCTCGGGAGCGGGCTCCGAGGGCACTGAGGGTGCCTACAAAGCGGCTTACATCTCCAAATTCATTGCAGACCACGGGGTGCAAACCGTGGTCGACTGGGGTTGCGGTGACGGTCAAGTTCTGGAGCTGATCAAGTTCCCGAAGGGCACCAGCTATACGGGCGTTGATGTCTCGCAGACGATCGTGGAGCGGATGACCGCGAGGTTTCCTCAACACAGGTTTGTCGGACCGAACGCGGCGCATAACTACGAAGACGCTTACCGGATGTCCATGAGCATGGATGTCCTGTTCCATCTCCCAGATGACCGCGACTACTTCGAGTACCTTGATCGTCTGTTCAACAGCGCGACTCGGCACGTGGTCATCTACGCCACGAACACGCCGGACGGGCGAACGGCCCGTCACGTGTTCCGACGCGAGTTCACACCGGACATCGCCGAACGGTTCCTTGACTGGGAACTCAAGGCCGAGGAGCCGCCGCTTCACGAGGGCTTGGCGTCGTTCTTCGTTTACGGAAAGGCGGGGTTGTGAGACTGTCAGTCAAGATCATGGCGCACAAGAAGCGTGCGCACCGCATTCCCGAACTCGTTGAACGACTCGGGCTCACAGACGACGATGTGATCTGGGATCGCCGCAACGACCGATGGGACACCGGACGCCGCGCGTGGGAAGCCGTTGACCAGACGGCCGACTGGGGCATGGTCGTGCAGGACGATGCACTGGTCACGCGTGACCTTATCGCGGGGCTTGAGAAGGCCGCTATGTTCCTCCCGGAGCGCTGCCTTGTCTCCCCTTACACAGGCACGCGCAGACCGGTAGCGAGTAGGGTGGAACGCGCGGTGCACGCTGCTCGCGCCGCTAACGCCTCATGGATTCGTATGCCGTCCCTCAACTGGGGCGTTGCGATCATGGCCCCTACGGACATCATTACCAAGATGCTGCCCTGGTGCGACAAACAGACCTATCCGAACTATGACCGCCGTATCGGTCGTTACGCCATCGACATGTTGCGACTGCCTACGTACTGCACGTGGCCGTCACTGGTCGACCATCGGGATGATGACAGCCTGGTGGGCCATGGGCGTGGCCGCAAGGCGCACCAGTTCCTCGGTGAGGAGGTTTCGGCGCTGAGTGTGAAATGGGACAGCACCTATGTCGACCTCTCCCCTAAGACCGTTGTAGGGCGCAGGTTCCCGAAGCGTCCGTCCGTTAACAGTTTCAACCCACAGCCGCCTGACGAGATTTCCGGTCTGCTGAATCCTCGTGTCGCACAAAACCGTCAGCGGCAATCGAAACCATCATCGACGTTGCGTGTTCCCCGCTCAGGGGATGTACCACCAAAGCGTCCGGCGTAGCTATTTGCAGACGGTACACTGAACAACAAGCGAGGGGGTTAGGCCATGGTTGCTGTCACCGGACCGTGTGGGGCATGGGATCTGGAGTGTGCGACATTCCCGGAAGGGACGACTCCCGCGCTGCAAGCAACCGCTGCGATGATCGCTACCGAAGTCCTGTGGAACCGTACGAAACGACAGTTCGGCCTGTGCACCGTAACGCTGCGTCCATGTAAACAGGATTGTTTTCCGGCGTGGCCATGGATCCCTACTAATGGTTGGTACAACCTCACTGGGAGTACATGGCCGTTTCCGCAGCCCGCGCTTGTCGGGGGAGCGTGGATCAACATCGCCTGCGGAACGTGCACCTCAGGTTGTTCGTGTACTAGCGTCTCCGAAGTGCGTCTTCCATATCCTGTGAATTCGATTGTGACTGTCAAGGTCGACGGAGCGGTACTGCCGGTATCTGCGTACCGCGTTGACAGCTTCAACCTGTTGGTTCGCCTGGACGGTGAGGATTGGCCGCGTTGCAATGACCTGAACCTCGATGACAACCAGAGCGGAACATGGTCAGTCACGGCGCGATACGGTGACGACGTTCCCGAAATCGGCAAGCTCGCAGCGGGTCAGCTCGCGGTGGAGATCGCGAAACGTTGTGTCGGTGCCAGCGGTTGCGTGCTGCCTTCGGGCACTGTACAGGAGGTCACGCGCCAGGGCGTCAAGAAGGTGTTCTTCGATTCGGAGACGGCCTTCAAAGGCGGCATGACGGGCATGTACTGGCCTGACCTGTTCATCAAGACGTACAACCCAAGCGGCACGGGCATCGCCACGATCTTCGACATCGACGGGTCCCGACCGAGGCGGGCAGGTACCTCCTGATGGTATTCACGAACGCGAACCCGTTCGCGGGATACGAGCTTGCCGAGCACCTGCGCGACTGCATCCTGCCATATTTGGAAGGCACGACTACAGGTCTTCCGAGTCGGGTGTGCATCAATACAGGTGAGATCGCTTGGGATGACTGCGAGTGCGGACAGCTCGTTGTCTCGCTTGACCGCCCATACGAGTCGGGGCAGTTCCCAAACCCCTGGGATGCTACTGAGAACTCTGGCACTCGCAAATGCGGCGCACCGCTGTTCGTGTTTCAGTACACGGTGTCGATGCTCCGGTGCTCGCCCACAGGTGACGACTTGGGCAATCCCCCGCCGTGCTCCGAGGTTGACGCTGCGGCGCGTGTAGCTATCGAAGACGCTTGGGCGGTCCGTGCCGGACTCATGTGCTGCCTGTGTGCAGGCTCCACACGCACCAACGGCGTGAAGCTCTTCGACCGGTACACGATTGGACCGCAGATCATGGTGGGTCCCATGGGTGGATGCCAAGGTTCAGCGGTAACCGTGCAGATCGGTGTCCCCAACGGTGGCTACCCCTGCGACATCAGTTAGGGGGATCAGTGGCAACGTCGAAAGTCCGTAACTCCACGAACTACGGCAATATCCGTGTACTCATGACTTCTCCCTCTTCCGGCGTGGTCATGAACCTCCGCGCGCGCGCACTCGCCACGCAAGCGGCTGCGAAACGCAGGCTCAACGCGAACCCGAGGCGCATCGACACCGGCTTGCTGGTCAACTCCATTCAGATTCGGGAGTACATCCGCAACGGTGCTATTGTTGAGCGGATCGGTACCGATGTCGAGTACGCCAACTTCGTGCACCAAGGCACTCGGTACATGGAAGCGAACCCGTTCCTCGTTGACGGACTTCGGGAAGGCTTCAACCAGTTCTCTTAGACAGGTGACATCATGACCCGTAAGAGCTTTACTACCCAGAAAGAACCCATCGAGTTCGACATCGACAATGAGGTGTTCAACCTCAAAGCGAGTGTTCCAGCTGGACGGATGACCGAGCTTTCACGTCTCGCGGGGGAAATGCAGGCAGCCGCCAAGGCACCGGCAGAGGCGCAGGCAGACCCGCGTATCGCCGAGTTCTCCCGTCTTGCAGCGGAAATCAAGGCACTTGTTGCCCCGGATGGGCTTGAACCCGTCAACCCGGCACCGCTTGCGGTCTACCGGAAAGCAGCTGAGATGCAGACGCTCGCTGTCGCTGATGCCGCTGACAACGATGCAACCGAGCCGATTTTCAAGCTGCTTGCCGAAATCTTCGAGCCCGAATCCCTTGACCGCTTCAAGCGTCGATTCGATGGCGAGTATGGTGCGATCGACATCGGTACTTTCTACGAAATCCTCACATGGGTGATCGGTGAAGCACTGGGAAAAGACATTACATCGCTGCAATCTCCCTAGAGGTTTGGGTCACGTCGGAGCAGGTGTGGCCCTACTTCGACGGTTGGTGTGCTTCACGCAACGTCGAGCACTTGGAACTGCCTTGGGATCGATGGCTCAACCTCGTGTACTACTTCGCCACGCGCAACGCCTCAACCGAGGACAAAGACAAGTTCGATACGGCAATCGCCGAGAAGGTAGCGGAGTGGGAAATGCAGAAAGCCAAGCCGGTCATTGCCAAGGCGCTTGCGGAGCCGAAGAACGCCAAGCCGGAACGCAGGCGCGCGCCGAAACCCGCATGGTATGGCGACGACAAGACGAATACCTTCAACTCGAAAGCGGCCATGGCTACGTTGACCGCTCCGGGTGTGAGCGGCAGGAAACGACGGTAATAGGCGGTACACTGTGAGCACGCGTTAACGGGGGTTGAGGTGCGGTAATGGCAGGTCCGCTAGATGAGGCGTTTGTTGAGATCACTGCCGAGCTTGATACTCGGCAGCTCCAACGTGCCGCGCGGACTGCCAGCCGCACCGTTGAGCGTTCACTCACGCAAGGTGTGGAGCGAGCCGAAAGGTCGATCTCCCGTGGTAGTGGCCGCATCGGCGAGCAGACGGGCGCTGATTTCGGTGATGGATTCGCCTCAGGTCTAGGTGACACGCTGTCGTCCATTGCCGACATCAAACTCCCGGTTCCCGCTTTCGCAGCGCTGAGTCTCGCGCTGTCCTCAGGTGCGGCGGCGGCTGTGCAGTTCGCCGCTGCTCTTGCACCCGCTGTGGGTATCGTTGCCGCGCTCCCCTCCAGTATCGGTGTCCTTGCGGCTGGCATGTCGACACTGAACGTCGCCACGCTCGGTGTCGGTGAGGCGTTCGAAGCGGCTGCCACGGGTAGCGCCGAAGAGTTCCAAGATGCCGTAGAAGGCATGGCTCCTGCCGTGCAGGATGCCGCGCAGGCCATCCGGGACATGATGCCCGCCTTGGAAGAGTTGCGCAACTCCGTGCAGGACGCGTTTTTCCAGGACTTCGATGATGTTCTGAACTCTCTAGCGGAAACACTGCTTGGTCCGGTTACCGCAGGGATGACCGCAGTCGCTGCGCAGGCGAACGGACTCATCACAGGGCTTGCAGGTGTCGCTACCTCCGCGCAGGGCATCGAGTTCGTGAACCAGAGCTTCGAGATCATGGCGACGATTCTCGCGCGCGTACAGGAGCCGTTGACTGCGTTGTTCGGCGCGCTGCTGAACGTCGGTACCGCACTCAATGAAGCGTTCGGGGAAAGCGCGGGAGCCGGTATCGCTGGCGTAGTGGCGCAATTCGCCGAGTTCCTGAACCAAGCTGCGGCGTCAGGTCAGGCAGTCGCATGGGTTCGCGATGCATTGGACGTATTCCAGGCGATCGGCGACATCCTCTCTCCGATCGTGGGCATCATCGCATCGATCGGCTCAGCCGCGCAGACCACGGGCGGCAACATCCTCGGGGTGTTCGGTCAGGCGTTGCAGGTCTTCGATGACTTCTTGGCGTCTGCTCAGGGTCAGTCTGCACTGATCTCTATCTTCGAAGCACTGAACCAGGTCGGCGCTGTATTCGGTGAGGTTCTGGCCGGTATCGCACCTGCCATCCCTCCGCTGTTCCGTGGACTGGGTAACATCCTCAGTGTCGTGTCTCCTCTTCTCGGACCATTGTCGCAACTCGTAGGTTCAGTGCTCACCGCACTTGCTCCGCTACTGAACGTAGTAGCAGCTGCGATTCAGCCCTTGATCGCTCCCTTGACCAACGTCATTGAGCTGCTTGGACCTATCCTCATCGACGCGATCACGTCACTCATGCCGGTGATCGAACT